AAGCGCGTGAAACTCGCGTGCTGGTGGAATTGCGAACTCTTCCAGATCGGCCTGAAGGCGCTGGGCCTGGTCGCATGACGATCCCGGATCCAAATTTCAAAGGCCATGCCGAGATCATCGAGGAAGCCAAGCGCCTCGGGACTTACGGAAAGTTTGACCGCTCGGCGCAATATGCGGGACGCAGCTATTCGCCGGCGCTTTTGCTGAAGAATGACGATCTCGCCTTCTACAAGATCCGCAAGCTCGAATCGCGCTGGCACCCGCTAATCGTGGTCGGTTTCGCCGCTTTCATTGCCCGCTCCCCGGAGATCGTGGCCTTCGTGCTGAGGTACTTCTGATGCAAGCCCTGACCGAAAACGTGGCCGAAGCGATTGTCGGAGACATCCCGGAGACCTGGTTCGAGATGCGCAAGCGCAAGATGGCCCACTTCCGCTACTACGGGATCAGCATGTGCAAGGCCTGTGTGAGCGGGGATTGCTCAGTGTGCGAGGAGCCGTGCCCGTGCGTGCATCACGATCTGGAAGCGGACTGATGATATGGACCCGGAACGCATCGAAGACGAGGATTACGCGAGCGGTGAGTTTTGCTTTTCGACCGTGGAGTTGAGGCGGCGTAACCGGAATCCGGCTCCCAGTAGGCGTTTCCGCGCGCGATGTCCGAGTCTGGCTAAAGTCGGACAAAATAGATTCTTTTTGATTATGGATTGCTTCTCATTGCCGCAGGTTCTCCAGCTTTTACAGTGCGCTTGGGACCGCAATCGGAAAGACTGGCTCCTGCTCTGCGTGACCTTTTTGCACGCGCTACGCGCCCACGAAGCCGTTGGATTGACGGCAGATAACGTCGTCGGCGATTACCTCCTGGTGCAGCGCGGCAAGCATTCGAAGCCTGAACGCGCGCAGCTTGAAGTGAGCGAAAATCCCCTTCTCAGCGAGCGCCAGGCAATGATTGATTTAGCGAGGAATACGCGCTGGAATCAAAAGCTGTTTCCGATCTGCACGCGGACATTTCAGCGGAAAGTTCACCGCTACGGCGCGCTCGCCGGGCTCTCGGAATTGATGGCGCACCCGCACACCTTGAAGGCTTCGCTGCTCACCCACCTGGACGCTAACGGTATGAGTACACGGCAGATAATGGACATTTCCGGGCACAAAAGTTTACGCTCTTTGGAACATTATTTGCACAGTAACCCGACGGTCTCTCGTGAGAAGTATAGGCAGGCTCTAAGGGGTTGAAAGCATTGAATTTGGTTTTGATTCGTTTGATTTTATTCCGCTTATTGGCAGCCCGATTGCAGCCCTTAGGATGGGGTGATAGCCATGCCGAGAGGTGGAGCGCGAATTGCAGGACCGGGCAAAAAGATTGGCAGGCCCAACGGGGCCGTAAAACGAAATGCGCTGCTTACGGTGGAGCTTGCGGATGCGCAACTTAAGAAACGCTTGGGCACCTGGGGCATCACGCCAGAGGACTTTCACTCTTTGCTCAGGGAGCAGAAGGGACGCTGCCCCGTCTGTGCGCAACTACTCAACGAGTGGTGTGTGGATCACGACCACGTGACTATGAAGATACGCGGGCTCATCCACAGAGGCTGCAATAATCTGCTCGGTTTGGCGAAAGACGATCCGGTGCGCTTAGAGATGGCCGCCGCTTATATCCGGAAGCACAATAAGCTCCTTTGAAGCTCTCCGCCCTCACCCCCGACGCAAGAAACGCCAACCGCGGCACCGCCCGAGGCCGAAAGCTGGTGCGCGAATCCTTGAAGCGCTACGGAGCCGGCAGATCGATCCTCTTGGACCGGGCCGGGAACATCATCGCCGGAAATAAGACGGTAGAAGGCGCGGAAGCCTTGGGCATGGAAGATGTGCAGATCGTCAAATCGGACGGGACCAAACTGGTCGCCGTGCAGAGGACAGACTTGGACATCAATGACAAGAAGGCCCGAGAGCTGGCCATCGCAGACAACCGGGCCTCGGAAGTAGGCCTCGAGTGGGATCCGGATGTCCTGAAGGAATTGAAGCTCGACGTCGACATCGATTTAGAGCCGTTTTGGGATGAGAGAGAGCTAGTCCAGTTCTGGGCATCGACGAATAAGGAGGCACCCGAACCGAAACTGGACCAGGCGGCCGAATTGTGCAAAAAGTGGAAGGTTAAGACCGGCCAGCTCTGGGAAATCTCGCGCCACGATGCCACAGGACGCAAACATAGGCTGCTGTGCGGGGATAGTACCAAGAAGGCGGACGTCGCGCGCGTCATGGGCGGGAAACAAGCCCAAATGGTATATACCGACCCGCCTTATGGCGTGGACTACGATGGCGGGGCGAAAAAACGCGAGAAACTGAGCGGAGACCACGCCGGAACGGCAATATACACTGAATCGCTCGGACACCTAACCTTCGCAGCCGATGACAAGGCATCGCTCTATCTGTGGTACGCCGACGCTCACGCAGCCGCAGCCGCAGCCGCAGCCGCAGCCGCAGCCGCAGGCTATCAGATCGTCGCCCAAATCATCTGGGCAAAAAACCATGCGCAGTTCATGTCGTCGGCCCACTACCACGGCAAGCACGAACCATGCTTTTTTGCGCATCGAAAAGGGAAAACGGCTCGATGGTTCGGACCGAACAACGAAGTAACGCTGTGGGAATGCGACCGGAGCCCGTCGAACAATTTTCATCCGACGCAAAAGCCAGTCGAGTTAGCTTCCCGGGCGATTTCGAATAGCAGCGCAGAAAGCGACATTGTGCTTGACCTCTTTCTGGGCTCAGGCGCGACCATGTGCGCAGCCGAACTCTCCAACCGCACCTGCTACGGCATCGAGATCGAGCCCAAGTACGTCGCCGTCACCTTGGAGCGCCTTTCCGACATGGGTCTGAAGCCCGAACTATCGAATGCCTAGAGGCGGGAAACGTACTCCAAAAGACGGCAAGAAGCTAGGCCGCCCCAAGTCAGTCCGGGTCGTGGACGGCAACGTCGCCCGCAAGATCAAACAGCGGGTGAAGGCCGAAGAATTGTGGGTGTACCTAATCCACACCGCGGCGAACAAAGCGAAGACGACCGGCAACACCGCCGACTTACGCAACGCCCTCGAATACCTCGACAACCGCGACCTCGGCAACACCACCGACAACGTGAACCACATGCACGACAAGCCCCTAGAAGTGAACGCGACCCTCAACTTAGGCGAGGGGATGCGACTGGCAATGGAAAAGGCCATGAAGCGCCTGAGCAGCCTGCGATGAACGACCTGAAATGAATACTGCCCTATCCATCGACTACGAGCAGGAGCTGCGCGAGCGTCTGGCGGAATTCCGCTGGGACCCGTTAGGCGCAATTCTTTACGGGTTCCCTTGGGGCGAAGGCGAGCTCGCGGCGTTCAAAGGCCCACGCATCTGGCAGTGCGAAGAACTCGATCGGCTGGGCGCTCACCTTCGCAATCCCGAGACCCGGCACATTACCTATCGCCGCGCGATCAGCTCCGGCCACGGCCCCGGCAAAACCACGTTGATGGCATTCCTCGCCTGGTGGAATCAATCCACCTTCCTCGATGCGATGGCGCGCATCACAGCGAATACAGAACGCCAGCTCACCACCACGACCCAGCCGGAATTTGCCCGCTGGTTCCGCCTGGCGATCAACTCGCACTGGTTTCAGGTGAACACGCAATCGATCAAAGCCGTCGATCCCCGACACGAGCAGACCTGGCGCGCGGACTTCGTGCCGTGGTCGATTGAGAACGCGCAAGCCTTCGCCGGGAAACATAACGCCGGCCGCAGAATGTTCTTTGGCTTCGAGGAAGCGAGTCCCATCCCGCTCGAAATCTATCACGTGACGAACGGTGCCTTGACCGACGCGAACACGGAGAAGATTTTCTTCTGCATCGGCAATCCCACGCTGAACAATGGCCCGTTCTTTGAATCCGTCTTCGGATCGCAGCGGGGACGCTGGACCACTCCCGCCGGCGATGAGCCCCGGGTGATCGATTCGCGGACGGTCGAAGGCCATGACGCCGGAGAAATTCAAGGCTGGCTGGATGAGTGCGGCGGCGACGAAGACTCCGACTACTTCCGGGTACGTGCCCGCGGCCTGTTTCCCAAAGGCAGCGCCGGGCAGTTCATTGACCTCGATACCATCTCCCGCGCGCAGATGGCGCAGATTAACGTACTCGCGGACGATCCCCTGGTTGTGGGAGTCGATCTCGCCTGGGGCGGCTCGGACGATAACGTGATCCGCTTCCGCAAGGGCAATGACGCGCGCTCGATCGCTCCGATCAAAGTGAAAGGCGAATTCACCCGCGATCCGCAAGTGATGATCGGGAAGCTCGCGAACGTGCTGGCGCAAACCTACAACGGCGACAAGGTGGCGATGATGTTCATCGACTCCGCCGGGATCGCCGGACCCGTGGCGCAGCGCCTCCGCGTTTTGGGGCACCAAAACGTAATGGAAGTGAACTTCGGCCAGGACTCGACCGACGCTAAGTACGCTTATCGAAGAGATGAAATGTGGGGCAGAATGCGGCAGTGGCTTCTGGACGGCGGAGCGATCGATGCAGACCCGGGCCTGTCGGCTGATCTCGCGAAACCGATGCTGGTGGGCGATTTGAAGCAGCGCGTAAAACTGGAATCGAAAGAGCTGATGCAGAAGCGCCTGGCCAAGATGGGCGTCGAATCTAGTTCTCCGGACGATGGCGACGCATTGGCCCTCACCTTCGCATTGCCGGTGGCGGCGCCGAACCCGATGCGCGTCAACGCTCCCACCGTGAGTATGTGGGAACGAACTGGAGACGGCGGATGGATGGGATGAGTATGGACTGTATAGACATTCAGGACGCGCCGCTTTTCGTCACGCCGGAAGATTTCCAGTCTCTGATCGAAAGCGTAGTCTTCGCCGCGAATGCGGAGCCCTACGTGCGGCTGAACGATCCCTTTGTCGAGATGGTTGACTGCGGCTGGTGTCATCGCCGGATCGGCGAGAAGAATTTAGTGCGCGGCATGTGCCCCTACTGTCTGCTGTCTTTGCGCGGGGCCATCGTGATTGCAGGACGGGTTTGCAGTGAATCGAAAGGAGTCGATTGATTATGGCAGGAATTCAAGTAGCGGAATCGAGCAGGAAGAGTCGGCCGAAGACTCTCGCCCACATCGAGATCCATCCCCAGCTCGGCGGCGGCCACATCGTAAAGCATGTCTATTCAAGTTATGAGCACGAGCCGATGGAAGTCAAATTCGACGAAGACGGCAACCGCGAGGGCAAAGGCGGCGGGGAACATATCATGCGTCACCTCATGAAGCACGCCGGTCTTTCCAATATGGAAGGCGCGGAGGGCGAAGGGGACGAGACGGCCCACGACGCAGCAGGAGAAGACGGCGAATAGCGCCTCCTGTCTGCGAAGCATCGCCTGAACTGGCAGCATTCGGGGTCCATCTGCCCGAGAATCCCTGTGAGGCGATGGTGAGTTTAGAACCAACCAACAGCAAGCCTGAGATTTCTGGGCAGATGGACCCGGAAGCCCCAAAGTTCGCAAGACGTGACCCGTAGAATCAAAGACTTTTAAGGAGAACACCATGACCACACACACCTCGACCGGAAAAGGATTGAGCAAACCGCACAAGGCCATGAAACCCACTCCTCCTGGAGATCCCAATCTCGCCAACTCCCGGAGCATTGACACCGAGAAAAGCATGAACAAGAAGATCGGCTCCGGTGGCTTGCCCTCGACCTACTACGGCAACTCGCGCGCCTGCAATACCGAAGGCGAGAAGTAAATACAAGTTTCCAGCGCACACACACACAACCCTCAAAGGCGCTGGGCGGGCCTTCTCACAACCCCGAAAGGTCCGCAAGTTTCTCCACGAATGGCCGAACGCCCGGAATCAAAGAAGCTCTCCCACATTGCCGTGGACTATGAGCACATCTCGAAGCATCCGGGCGAGCGCTGCGACAACTGCGAGCACGTCATCATCGCTTTCGGCGGCACGCGCTGCGAAGGGGTGAAAGACCCGATTCTCTTAGGCGGCTGGTGCAAGCGGTGGAAGAAAGAATAGTCAACTGATGCCCGCATTCCTCGAAGCCACATTGAAGAAGGCAGCCGCGAAGAAAGGCTTCAGCGGCAAGAAGGCCGATAGATACGTCTATGGCGCCATGAATAATATGGGCGCGATGCGGGGCTCGAAGATCACAGCCAATGGCAAGCGGATGCAGGCCAAGCACGAGGCCAAGGTCGAGGGCGCAACAAGAACATTAAAGGAGCTTGCCTAATATGCCGATGACTGAGGCCCAGAAGAAAGCGACTCCGAAGTCGCGGCGGGGCGTGCCCTCGAAATCCGGCACGGGCAGCTATCCCATGAACAATGCAAAGCAGGCGGGCGAAGCAGCAGCCCTGGCCGCCATGCACCACGGCAAGAACTCTCCCTTCACCAAAAAGATTCGCTCCAAGGCGAAATCGCTGGGATACTTGAAGTCGGGTGACGACAAGATGCACAGATTGAGCGAGCTTTCATGAGCTTCAGACTGCTGCGCTGGGACGTTCCTTCGAGGACAAATCCTTTGCGCGCCCTGCAAATTGGCAAGCTCTACTGTGTAGCGCGATTCAATAGCGGTCACAGCGACCGAAAGTTCCGCCTAGCTATTGGCTGGGGTCACGCTGGCCGAATCATCTGGAATATACGCTGATGCCCCAGACCCGCGAAGCCATCAAGCACGCGCCCGTCTCGAAAGAAGTCTGGCGAAACAACCGGACGCAGGTCGGCGGACTCTGGTTCGATCCGCTGAAGATCACGCCGCTCACCGATCACATTCTGCTGGTACTGGATTCGGAATCGCAGTGCGGCATTCCCGACTGCCCCTGCAATGACGGAGATACCTGCAATTACCTGGCAACCAAAGATACTCCGGCCATGACACCGCCGCGCGGCACGATTATCAAGCCTGACGTGGCGCGCAATCAGGAGATCGGCACACGCATCGGCACTGTAGTTTCGGTTGGCCCCGGCAAGTGGCACGAAAAGCGGAAGTCTGATCTCAGTTGGGTGCTGAATCCGCTCTTGTTCAAGCCGACCACACTGAAACCCGGCGACCGCGTAGCCATCGGCCACTACTCCGACTGGGAATCCTGGTTCTGTGACTACGAAGGGCGCGGAAGAAATGTCGTGCTTTGTCAGGAAGCGGATGTCAGGGTTGTGTTCGGCCAGTCCTCACGTCATAGCGATAGGCAGATTCTTGAAGCGTAATTTCTTCGCCGTTGTCATCGAATCGGCACGATTCCCCAGGCATTGATCTTGTGGGGTTGTCCGTCGCCATGCAGAGTGGTGACTTTCCATCGCTGCGGATCATCTCCGAAGGTCAACACATCGCCTAGCTCGACCTTAGACATAGCGAAACGATTCTAATGCCCGTATCACTTTACCCAGCCGACAGCGACTAACGCGATGAAGCCCCATCCGCAACACATGACGAAGAACGCCGCACTAATCAACGCTTTCATCGGACGACTTTCACCATCGAAGTAATTCATGCCGGTCATCTTAGGTTCCCGCAGCAAGAAACGCAACAAACGGCTCGATGCAGCCGAAGAGCTGATCACAACTTCGCTCAAGCGCTTCAAGATCACCGCTGAATCGGAATCGGAATCCCGCCGCCAGGCCCTCGAGGACCTGCGCTTCTCAATCGGGACCGGACAGTGGGACGAGAGCGTAAAAGCGAACCGGGAAATCGAAGGCAAACCCTGCCTGACCATCAATCGAGCCCCGGCCTTCCTTCGCCAGTACACCGGAGAAGAGCGCCAGCACCGGCCCGCCATGCTCGTAAGTCCGGTCGGGAACGGTGCAGACAAAGAAGCCGCGAAGATCCACCAGGGCGTCCTGCGGCACATCGAAGTCGTGAGCGTGGCCGACGTCACCTACGACAATTCCTACGACATGATGATGCGGATCGGCTGGTGCCCCTGGCGCGTCAACACTGACTTTGTTTCGGAGAAGAGCTTCAATCAGGAGCCTCGCATCGAGGCCATCGAGAACCCGTTCGCTGTCTATCTATCGCCTGTGCGCCGATCCGACGGCACCGATCCGCTGTGGGGCCATGTCATCCGCGACTACTCGAAAGAGGAATACCGCGCCGAATTCGGCGAGACCGATACCGCGAAGTTGTCCTTCCCCGTCTCCCAAGGCGCAGCCGAGCCCGACTGGGTGACGAAAGACGGCGTGCGTGTGGCGGAATACTGGTGGATCGATCTGCAGCCGAAGATTCTCTGCCTGCTCGATGACGGAACGACCAAACTGAAAGAGGAAGTGATCGACGATCTGACCAAGGCCCGCGTCGTACAGGAGCGCGAGACCATCGTTCGCAAAGTCCACTGCGTCAAGCACGATGCCCTGACCATCATCAAGAAATACGACTGGCTGGGGAGATACCTTCCCTTCCCCGAAGTGAACGGCGTGCGGCTGAATGTCAACGGCAAAATCTACCGCTCCGGCATGGTGCGGGATTACCGGGATGCCCAGCGTATCTACGACTTCATGGTGACCCGACAGGTTGAGCAGGTCGATTTAGTAAGTAAAGACCCGCTCTGGGTGCCGATAGAAAACTTGCAATTCGGCGAAGACTATCGCCAGATGAATCGCAAGAACTTCTCCCACCTTTTTTACAAGTCTTACGACGAACAAGGCCGCCAATTGAACCGTCCAGAGCGCGCCGGACGCGAAGCCCCTATTCAGGCGATGGCCGAAGTGATCAAGCAAGCCGACTACGACATGAAAGCCGTGATCGGGATTTACGGCCCTTCGCTTGGAGAAGAATCCGGCAATGGGCAGGAATCTGGCTTCGCCATTTTGAACCGGCAAGAGCAGTCGGAGACCGGATCGGTCGCGTGGCACGACAACCTCAACCGCGCCATCGTATGGCAAAGCATTATCCTGCTCGATCTGTGGCCGAAGCTCATCAATTCGGCGCGCGTGCAGCGCATCATCAATCCCGATGACAGCGTGAGACACGCTGCGATCTTCAACTCACAGAACGGCACCGATCCGGCTGAAGCCGAGAAGTTGCTCGATGCTGCGAATGGCATGAAGCGGGCCTATGACGTGGGAGCTGGGGACTATGACGTTGTCGCCTCGGCTGGTCCGATGTATAAGACCGCGCGAAAAGAAGCCTTCAAGGCAATGACCTTTGTGATCGGGCAGAACCCGCAAGTTATGTTGCCGCTCTTTGGTGACATCTGGATGAAAAATGCGGACTTCCCGGATGCTGATGTGGCCGCCGACCGCTTCAAGAAGATGCTCCCGCCGAATCTGCAGGACTCGGACGCCGAAGATATGCAATCGAAGTACGTCCAACTCCAGGCGCAGCTCCAGCAGATCACCGACCAGCACAACATCATGCTCCAGGAACTGAGCCGGGCCGACGACACCATCCGCACCAAGCGGCTGGACCTCGAAAGCCGGGAGCGCGTGGCCCTGATGAACAACTGGACCACGATCATGGTGCAGCGGCTGAAGTCTCACGATGCCGCCGCACAGGCGCAAATGGATGCGCAGCTTGAGGCCATCACCGGGCGCCTGCAGATGCTTCACGAAAACATGAGCATCGCGGACGATGCCGGAGCGCCGCCGGATACGCCGGAATTGTCGCCACAGGTTGAGCCGAAAGTGCAGCCGATCACGCCAGCAGCGCCGACGCCGCGCCCGCAGCCGATTCAGTAAGTCACATTCAGTAAATCCGATTCAGTAAATCGATCCACACACCCTACAAACACAGGAGGAAGTGATGCCCACAGGAATTGTTATGCAGTCCAGTTCGTTCGGAGCGACACCGGAGGCCATCGAGAAAGTTCTGGCCGAAAACGGCTACGAAGTAAGCAGGCCGGAAGCGGAAGCGCCAGCCGAGCCGAAGCGCGAGGATTTTGATTCACAGGAAAAGTACGCCAAGGCCCACGACGAATTCAAGGCCCAGCAAACGCCGACGGATGAGACGAAACCGGAAATAACTGAACCGAAACGCGAAGATTTCGAGACGGATGAGGCATTCGCCGAGGCGCAGGAGGAATTCGAGCAAGTACAAGAAGAACTCGACGAGAAAGCCGCACAGGAAGCGGAACGAAAACGCCTCCAATCATTGCCGAAAAAGACCCGCCGCCAGAAAGCCGTCGAGAAAGCCACCAGGGAATTGAAAGACGAGCTGCGCCGCACCCAGGACCGTCTCGCAGCTCTTGAAAAAGGCACGGAAGCGAAACCCGGTGCCATTAAAGCGGAAGAGCGACAGCCCGAACTCCCCAAAGCTCCCAAGCGCGAAGACTTCAAGACCGACGCCGAGTACGACGACGCGCTCTTCGATCACCGCTATCAACTCCGCCGCGCCAAAGAGCAGCAAGAGGCCCAGCGCACCCAGCAGGAAGAGACGCGGAAGCGGGTCGAGGCGCAATTAAAAACGAATTTCGAGAACTACCAATCGCAAGTCGCTGCCTTCAAGGAAGAGCACGACGACTGGGACGAAGTTGTGACTTCAAATCTGCCCATCCACGAGAGCGTGTATCTGGCGGTCCAGGAGCAGGAGAACGGAGCCCAAGTGACTTATTACCTTGGGAAACACCCTGACTACACGCGCCGCCTCGCGGAGATGAGCCCGTTGTCCGCCGTCATGGAAATCGGCCGGCTCGCTGAAAAGCTGATGCCGGCCGCGCCCGAACTAGGCGCCGACGGCAGACCCCCAAAGAAACCCGCGCCGAAAGCGATCCCGGAGCCGGTTCGCCCGGTTTCTACGTCGGCCACATCTTCTACGCTCACCTCGCGCGAAGCCGCCAAGAGCCGCGACTATAAGGCTTTCAAAGCCGCACAGCGCAAAGGGGCGTAGCCACACAGGAGACTCACCTTGGCCAATGTAATTCTTACCAACCAGGAGATCAGTTTCAAGAACCTCATGGTGCTTGAGAACTCGATCTCATTCACCAAAAAAGTCGTCAGACGCTACGACGACAAATTCGGCCGCGCGGGCGCGAAGATCGGCTACATTCTGAACATCCGCAAGCCGGCCCGTTCCGTCTCAACCGCAGGACAGGGCATCCAGCTTCAGGACTACATCGAACGCTCGGTGCCTCTGGTGCTCAATAAGCAGTACCAACAGGCCTGCGCCTTTACTTCCAGCGATCTTTCGCTCTCACTCGACGACTTCACCAATCGGGTGACGAAGCCAAAAATTGTGCAGCTCGCGAACGACATCGACTACGACGGCTTGCAGCAGTTCATCAACGTGCCCGCCGAAGTCGGAACGCCTGGAACGGTGCCCAGCACAGCGGACACGTATCTGAACGCGCTTCAAGTCCTCGCCGATGAAGCTTTCCCCGTCGATGACGAAGAAGGATTGTCGGTTCACATCTCACCGCGCATGCAGCGCAGCATTTTCCCGGCACTGCAAGGCTTGGTCGCAACCGGCTCCGGCACCGCGAGCTTCGCATTCTTGCGGAACTTAGCCAAGGGCGAAGGCGGAGAGGCGGACTTCTTCAAAGGTCTGGTCGCGAAAGGTTTGGGCTTCGACTGGTTCATGACTCAGAACGCCCCCACCTTTACCACGGGAACCCAGGGCGGAACCCCCGTGATCAGTGGCGCTGGCCAGAGCGGCAGCTCTATCCTCACGACTGGCTGGACGGCCTCGATCCAAGTATTAAACACAGGCGACATTGTCTACTTCGCCGGTGTGCACCGCATCAACCCGCTCACCCGGCAGTCAACGGGCGATTTGCGGCCGTTTGTGGTCACTGCACCCGTCACCTCGAACGGCTCGGGCGTCGCTACCATTCCGATTGCCTGCGTCGATGGCGACGGCATCACCTTGGCCGGTCCTTACCAGACGGTGGATGTTTCCCCAGCCAACGCCGCGGCAATCACCGTGAGCGGCGCGTCTGCGGTTCAGTCCTACAGAGGGATTGCGTTTCATCCGGAGGCCTTCTGTTTCGGTTGCGCGGATCTCGAAATGTACGAGAACCAGCACATCATGGAGATGGCGGCCGATAAAGAACTCGGGCTTGCCATCCGCATGTGGGCGATGCCGGACATCAATACCGACCGCTTGCTGATGCGGTTGGACGTGCTCGGCGGCTGGCTCACAATGTACCCTCAGGGCGCTGTCCGCATCGCAAGCTAAACCAGCGTGTGACCTAAAAATCACACGCTCCAAATTCCAAACAGAAAAGGAAAATATATCACCATGACCATCAGAAAAAAATTAGCATCGCTCTTTCTTCTTCTGGCGGGTTTGGCTGGACTGGCTTTTGCACAGCAGGGTCAAGTCGCGCTCACCTCAACCACACTTTCGTCCGCGATCGGCGCGAACGCAACGTCCTTCTGCCTGGCATCGACCACGGGCCTCGCGGGACCAATCCTGCCCGGAACTCCGGTCTCGGAGATCTACATTGACCGGGAAGCGATGGGCGTCTTCAGCGTGAATACCACAGCAAACTGCGTGAACGTGAACCGCGGCTATCTGGGAACCAGAGCGACCGCCCATTCGAGCGGACAGATGGTGCTGATTTCGAATGTCTACCAGACGACGCTCGCTCAGGGCGGCAATCCCGTAAACAACGGATTTGACGACCATTCCCCAAGTCTGGGATCGAGCTGCGCCCCCGGAACCACTTCGGCAGTCACCACACTTCCGCCCACCTATCCCTTGCTGAACGTGCTGACTGGGGAGCAGTTTTTGT